ATTCACCGGCATAGCTGTCCAGTCGCGGCGGGTGAATCCTTCAAGCTGACGGTATTCACTGCCGGTAACGCGCCCTTTTTGTTTCACTACTTCCGGCAGTTTTTTCATGGCATACCGGACAACATCATAGGAAGGCATCACCTCCAGCATGTATGGTTCGTCCGCATGGCGACGCTGCCATTCCGCGACAAAATCCTCGTAGGCTTCTGACATGGGTCTGCCATTCGCCTGGCGATACTGCGCCAGAAATTCAGGCAGCCAGCTAATTTCTTCCGGTTTTATTTCGTCGCGCTTTCCTGGTGCCAGTAACAGCAGTCGTTCTGCGGCATTCTGTGCTTTGTTAAACGCAGCTATCCAACGTTTGAGCGTAATTGCGCTCAGAGTTCGCTCTTTTCCTTTACGGGCATTAGCAGTAATGACCAAAGATTCCAGGCGTTCTTCCAGGTTACCCTGCGCTAACCTCGCCACAATAAAACGTATCGCGCTGGCACAACTGAATCCCGGCTCCTGGCTAATTCGCAGAACTTCACAGACAAGAGCAATGCGTGCTTCTGCAACTTTACGTTGATTTTCCGTAAGCGCATTCAGACGTTCTTCTACCAGTTGTGGCGAACCGCGATATGCTTCGACCGCCTGAACGGCATCAGGGTTACGCGCCTTCCTGGTAACAACCTTTACCTCAGAAACGTTGTTCTCTCTAGCCACTAACTGTTCCACGTATCGTTCACGTAGTGCCTGTTGAGTAATTTTCGGCAAGCAATCAATGTGATACTCAATGGCTTTTGTACCTTCACGGCGACGACTTACGTCACTACGTCCATGAGAAAAACGTTGTAATGCCTGACGGATGCCTTTTGTAGTTACAGGCATTCCAGGTACGCCGAGCAGTTCATTTACGGTAACGTACGGCTGCATATCACGACGCCTTCCTGATAAATCCATCGTTACGATACCGACTGGGCCAGATGGTTTCTGGCGGGACACCTATAGCGTCAGAGATAACGCGTTCGTATTTTTTGTTTGGCGTACGAACTACCGCTTTCAGTGAATCCTTCGCATAACCAGCATGGAGTGAAAGCTCCCGAAAGGAAGACCACCCATTATCTTTGAGTGCCTGCTGAATCATCAGCGAAGGCCAATCGCGGCCAAGATCTTCTCTTTGTCTCATATTTCCTTTACCCTACAAAATTACCCGCGCGGATATTCGCGTGGATATCCGAGTGAACAAAGCATAAGAACCAAAAGAACAAAAATCAAGGTATTTTCATTCTTTTCTTAGCTGTTTTGTTTATTTGTTTGAATTCAAATAGATACAAAGAAAGGAACTTTTAATGAACAAAGAACCAAATGGTTCTTTTCCTGATGAGAAAAAAGAACCTTTAATTCAGCGGCTGTTTTCTCTGGTGGAGCGGTATCCATCTCGATCAGAAGCGGCCAGAGCTTGGGGAATTAACATATCAACCCTGAACAACTACTATAAACGCAGACACTTGAATCCAATCCCCAGACCCAATCAGCTACAAAAAATTGCAGATAAAGAAGGTGTATCATTGGAGTGGTTAACAACTGGTCAAGGCCAAAAACCAAGTTTTGATGCGAATAGCAGCAAAGAACAAAAGAACAAAAGAGCAAAAGAGCAAAAGGCTATGACTGGTGAGCCCCCATCAACCAAAGGGGCTAACATTGATTCAAGTTTATTAACTCTCATTGAGATTTTGTCTGACGATGAAAAAAATGCACTTTTTGAAGTATTAGCAAGAAAAGGCGTAGAAACTTTATTACGCTTGTTAGATAAGGAAACACAAGAATTGCTGCAACTGGAGGGCCGTAAACGCCTAGCTGCGTTGATGCTAGTCGATATGCCCGACGAGCAAGTCAGAGAGATTTTGGAAGAGATTGAAGCTAGTATTCTCTCAGAGAGTGTAAAAGCGAAGGTGGGCTAGTTCAATTAGCCCACAGCAAGTGGCTCTTAAAGACATTTAAAATGCTAAAATTGCAGTAACACGCAGTATCAAATATTTTTTCGTTTTTAGCTTTCTTTGCGATAGTAGTATCAAATCGCATGTTGTGCGCATAACACTGTTTTACGCCATAACTGTTTGTTTTATCCCATCAAATCCCGTTTAATCCACTTTTCTCCCGGATTTTTCACCAGTATCAAATAATTTACCTCGTCATAATCCCTGTAAAGCATCAGAATGATGTCTGCATCCGCCTCTATTTCTCCGGAATTTTTCAGGTCTGAGTTCATGGGACGTTTATTGGGTCTGGACTCCACACCGCGGGAGAGCTGGCTCAGCGCAATCAACGGAAAACCACCGGATTTTGCCAGGCCTTTAAGCCCCTTTGAGATTTCACCCACGGCAAGGTCATGACGCCCCGTGGTTCGGGTTTTTATCAGCCCGAGATAATCAACCACCACCAGCGCCGTTTCCGGATGTTTAATCAGATGGTGTTTCGTTGTTGCGCATATCTCATCAATGGTCAGGTTCGCCTGGTCCACCATCCAGATATTGCGCCCGGTCATCCGCCCCACCCCTTGTGAGAAACGCGCCCAGTCTTCATCTTCAAAGTGAGCCACAGATTTCAGGCGTGATACTGGCATCCCTCCAGCCGCAGACACCATACGTTCACCAATCTGGATGTTCGCCATCTCCATGGTGAACAGAAGCACACCATGCCCCTGCTCAGTCACCTTGTCGATGATGTCCAGCGCAAGTTCGGTTTTCCCCATCGAAGGACGAGCCGCAATAAATACCAGGTCGCCGGGCTCCATGCCGCCTGTTTTTGCGTCCAGTTCATCAATACCGGTCATCAACGTCCTGGATTTCTCCAGTCCCTGACTCCGGCATTCAACACGCTCAACCACCTCCGGAAGCACATCATCAATATGTACCGACTGAATAACGCCCTTTTCCGTCGACAATGAGGCCATCATGTTCTGTGCATCCTTAAGAGCATCTTCAGCTGCTTCACAGGTATGCGCATCGCGTAATTTCTGTAATGTCTCGTTCAGTGTTTTTTCTGCATCACGCAGTGCGGCATTGCGTCGCAGTGCTGCAACATAGTGTTCCAGAGATGACTTCACCCAGGTTTTACGCCCGGTATCAGTAATCACCGGGGCAAGTTCTGGCATCTCATTGCACAACAGCACAGGATCAATCACGCCGGACACACGGGCCTGTCTGCAGATGCCTGTGTAGATATCCCGGTACGGTCGTACAGAAAAAACGTCCGCCGGTAGTGTGGCCAGAATATCCATCACTTCAGGATCTGCTCCGCGCAGAAAGAACGCGCCGATGACAGCGCCTTCAAGGTCATCGTTACGCCATACTGGAGTTGTCATGCAGCCACACCTCTGATACGAGAACGGTAACTGGGCCAGTTAAACGACAACCAGTTGCGTCCCCCGTCTGTGATCCTGTCGGCAATTCGGGGACTGATGAACGCCCACAACTCTTCCGGTGAGAGGTTACTGATCAGAATGGTGGGCAAGATACTTTCGTACCTGGCGTTGATAATTTCCTGCAAAATAGTCATTTCAGCCGCGCTGCCAAACTGAACGCCAACTTCGTTGAGGTAGCCTGAGTTTAACGGACACTCCTTCCTGAAATAGAATGGCATCAGAAGGAGCTAATAATGAGCAGAAAAACCCAACGTTACTCTAAAGAGTTCAAAGCCGAAGCTGTCAGAACGGTTCTTGAAAATCAACTTTCCAGTGAAGGCGCTTCCCGATTATCCCTTCCTGAAGGCACTTTAGGACAATGGGTTACCGCCGCCAGAAAAGGGCTCGGTACTCCTGGTTCCCGCACGGTGGCTGAACTGGAATCTCAAATTCTGCAACTGCGTAAGGCGTTAAATGAAGCTCGCCTTGAGCGAGATATATTAAAAAAAGCAACAGCGTATTTTGCACAGGAGTCGCTGAAAAATACGCGTTAATCGAACAATGGCGACAACAATTTCCCATTGAAGCGATGTGTCAGGTATTTGGTGTATCCAGGAGCGGTTATTACAACCGGGTACAGCATGAACCCTCAGACAGAAAACAAAGTGATGAGCGGCTAAAACTGGAGATTAAGGTGGCACATATCCGCACTCGCGAAACATATGGAACCCGGCGGCTCCAGACGGAGCTGGCAGAGAATGGCATCATCGTTGGTCGTGACCGACTGGCACGTCTTCGTAAGGAGCTAAGGCTACGCTGTAAGCAGAAACGCAAGTTCAGAGCGACTACGAACCCGAACCACAATCTGCCAGTTGCGCCAAATCTGCTGAACCAGACGTTCGCTCCTACAGCACCAAATCAGGTCTGGGTGGCGGACCTGACGTATGTTGCCACACAGGAGGGATGGTTGTACCTCGCTGGCATCAAAGATGTTTATACGTGCGAAATTGTCGGCTACGCCATGGGAGAGCGCATGACAAAAGAGCTGACAGGTAAAGCCCTGTTTATGGCGCTCAGGAGCCAGCGCCCACCTGCCGGGCTAATCCACCACTCTGATCGAGGTTCACAGTACTGCGCATACGATTACCGGGTCATACAGGAGCAGTTTGGTCTGAAAACATCAATGTCGCGTAAAGGTAACTGTTACGACAACGCTCCGATGGAAAGCTTCTGGGGAACGCTGAAAAATGAGAGCCTGAGCCACTATCGTTTTAATAACCGGGATGAAGCCATCTCAGTAATACGGGAATACATTGAGATTTTCTACAATCGTCAGCGTCGTCACTCTCGTCTGGGGAATATCTCCCCGGCAGCCTTCAGGGAAAAATATCATCAGATGGCTGCTTAAAAAAAGAACAAATAGTAGTGTCCGCTATTGCCAGTACACCTCAGAGAGATTGCCGCAATGGGGGCAACCATTGCCGGAATGGGGGTGGAATCAGAAATTGCGGCGACGGGGATAAAGAATTTTATGCTGTCGCTGACAGCGGGGAATTCTGCCACCAAATCGCAGAAAAAAGCGCTTCGCCTGTTGCGCATTGACCCGAAAAAACTGGCGGCGGATATGCAGAAAGACGCCCGTGGGGCCATGCTGCACGTACTGGATTCTCTGGCGAAAGTGCCGAAAGAAAAACAGGCTGCTGTGCTTAATGCGCTGTTCGGGAAGGAATCTCTGGGAGCCATTGCGCCGCTGCTCACGAATCTGGATTTGTTGCGAACCAACTTTAATCGTGTGGCGGATGCGCAGCAGTATGGCGGCTCAATGCAGAAAGAATATGCCGCCCGTGCCGCGACGACGGAAAATCAGTTGTTGCTGCTGCAGAACCAGATCAATGCGATTTCTTCCACGCTGGGGGAAACCTTTTTGCCTTCAATTAATGAAGGCAAAAAAGCGATTGAGCCTTTTCTGGAAGAAGTGCGCACGTTTGTCAGAGAAAATCCTGAGGTCGTAAAAACCATCGCGAAAACGGGGCTGGCACTGCTGACATTTGGTGTTGCCATTGGCTCGCTGTCGCGGATGGGAAAAATCCTTAGTGGCGTGATGAATATGACGCCGGCAAAGGGATTAATAGCGCTTCTCGTCGGTGGTGCATATCTCATAATTGATAACTGGGAAACCGTTGGACCGGTTATTAAAAATGTCTGGGAAGTCATTGATGGCACCGCCCGGGCTATGGGGGGATGGGAAACGATCCTTAAAGCAATCGCCATTTTTATGGCGACAAAGTGGGTCACCGATGTCACTAAATCAATCAGCATTGTGACGAAGGATATGCGCACACTCGGCAAGGTCACTGCCGCTACCGGATTGTTTGGTAAAGGCGGGGGCGTTATCGGAAAAGCCGGTGTATATGGGATGCTGGCTTCTATGATGTGGGAGCCCGTCGAAAATGCACTTGAATCAATTCTGCCTGAGGGCGATGTTAACTGGGCCAGGGATCATGGCATATATCTGGCCTCTGACTGGACCCCGTTTTTTAATCGAAAAAATTATGAGGAATACCAGGCATCCCTTAATCAGCCGCGTCAGTACAAACCGAATGTTCCTTTGCTTAATCCGGCGATATCGTCTGTGGCAGCACGTGGTGAAATCAAAGTCACGTTTGACAATGCGCCACAGGGAATGCGCGTTATCGATTTGCCGAAAACAGGCGATCCCTTTATGAAAATCACCCATGACGTTGGGTATTCACCTTTCAGGCGTTAATAATGGTGAGGTGTACTGGCAATAGCGGACACTACCATTTGTTCTTTTTTTAAGCAGCCATCTGATGATATTTTTCCCTGAAGGCTGCCGGGGAGATATTCCCCAGACGAGAGTGACGACGCTGACGATTGTAGAAAATCTCAATGTATTCCCGTATTACTGAGATGGCTTCATCCCGGTTATTAAAACGATAGTGGCTCAGGCTCTCATTTTTCAGCGTTCCCCAGAAGCTTTCCATCGGAGCGTTGTCGTAACAGTTACCTTTACGCGACATTGATGTTTTCAGACCAAACTGCTCCTGTATGACCCGGTAATCGTATGCGCAGTACTGTGAGCCTCGATCAGAGTGGTGGATTAGCCCGGCAGGTGGGCGCTGGCTCCTGAGCGCCATAAACAGGGCTTTACCTGTCAGCTCTTTTGTCATGCGCTCTCCCATGGCGTAGCCGACAATTTCGCACGTATAAACATCTTTGATGCCAGCGAGGTACAACCATCCCTCCTGTGTGGCAACATACGTCAGGTCCGCCACCCAGACCTGATTTGGTGCTGTAGGAGCGAACGTCTGGTTCAGCAGATTTGGCGCAACTGGCAGATTGTGGTTCGGGTTCGTAGTCGCTCTGAACTTGCGTTTCTGCTTACAGCGTAGCCTTAGCTCCTTACGAAGACGTGCCAGTCGGTCACGACCAACGATGATGCCATTCTCTGCCAGCTCCGTCTGGAGCCGCCGGGTTCCATATGTTTCGCGAGTGCGGATATGTGCCACCTTAATCTCCAGTTTTAGCCGCTCATCACTTTGTTTTCTGTCTGAGGGTTCATGCTGTACCCGGTTGTAATAACCGCTCCTGGATACACCAAATACCTGACACATCGCTTCAATGGGAAATTGTTGTCGCCATTGTTCGATTAACGCGTATTTTTCAGCGACTCCTGTGCAAAATACGCTGTTGCTTTTTTTAATATATCTCGCTCAAGGCGAGCTTCATTTAACGCCTTACGCAGTTGCAGAATTTCAGATTCCAGTTCAGCCACCGTGCGGGAACCAGGAGTACCGAGCCCTTTTCTGGCGGCGGTAACCCATTGTCCTAAAGTGCCTTCAGGAAGGGATAATCGGGAAGCGCCTTCACTGGAAAGTTGATTTTCAAGAACCGTTCTGACAGCTTCGGCTTTGAACTCTTTAGAGTAACGTTGGGTTTTTCTGCTCATTATTAGCTCCTTCTGATGCCATTCTATTTCAGGAAGGAGTGTCCGTTAAACTCAGGCTACCTCATGATGTCACCTGGCTTTTTTCGGAAGACGGCAAAAACTGGTATGAAGAACAGAAGAACTTTGCCAGTGACACCATAAAAATGGTTTACACCGGAGACGGGCGCGTGGTGTGGGTCGGTAAGGATGTGACAGGCATTGAACCCCGTAACGCCAGTGTTATTGAAGTTCCTGATATTACCGCCAACCGCCGCATTACCGCGCCGGGTTACTGGTTTTACCGCAATGATGAATTTGTCTTTGACTACAGACTCAAAGCGGAAGATGAGCGTGATGCCCTTCTGGCTCAGGTCAGTGCCCGGACAGGGGAATGGGAAGAAGACCTGCTGCTGGGGCTAATCAGCGACGAAGACCGGGAAAAACTGAAAGCGTACCGTATTTACGCGAAATCGCTGCAGGCGATGGATTTCAGCACCATCACTGATAAATCCTCATATAACGCCATTGAATGGTCCGTCTCTCCGGAAGGTTCTTCCTGATTTAATTTATCGCGAGAAAAACTATGTCTGTAGTGATATCAGGTGCGCTGACTGATGGCGCAGGCATCCCCATGTCCGGATGCCAGATTATTCTGAAATCCCGTGTAAACACCTCAGAAGTGGTGATGCGTACTGTTGCTGATGTAGTGACCGGAAATAACGGTGAATATTCATTTGATGCACGGACTGGAAAATATGGTGTGTATCTGAAACGGGACTGGCGCGACGAGTACTGTGTTGGCGACATTGCTGTATACGACGACTCAAAGCCCGGCACGCTGAATGACTTTCTGATTGCTCCTGATGAGGGCGACCTGAAGCCGGATGTCGTCAAACGCTTTGAGGAAATGGTGGCGCAGGCGCAGCAGAGTGCCGGGAGCGCAGCCGGAAACGCACAGCAGACAGCGCAGGATGTGGCGGCAGCCGCAGGTTATGCCCGCGCAGCAGAACAGGCCAAAAATGACATTGATGCTGCGCTGACCGGCACTCTGAAAACGGCTAACCATCTGTCTGAAATCGCAGCAGCAGGCGAAAAGGCACAACAGAAGTCCCGGGATAGTCTGGGGCTGAAAAGTGCAGCCACGATGGAAGCACAGAGCGACATTTACGACCGGACAAAAGGCCGTCTGGCGATACCCGGCGCATTCGGCTTTGGGCGTGCTTTTCTGTATGAAGATGTTATCCGTTTTGACGCTAAGGATGATTTCCTGGCCTGGGTAAGGAATGCGCTGCCAGGTGAATATTCCGTTGCTGCCCCCTACGACATCATCATACCCGACGCACTGTTTGAAGGGGTGCTCAGCATCCGGTGGACTGATGCACGCCCTGAGACAAGGGAACCGCGGCGCAGAGCCAAATCCCTTACTTTTTACGGCATTAACGGCCCCATTTATCACACCCGCTACTGCTACTGGCCCATATCCAGACTGACTGGCTGGGTGAAAATAAATATAACCACAGAAGATATTATTTACAGAATCGTGGCGAGCTCTGTCCGCAACAGATGGGGAGACCCTGACATTGGCGGGCTGATTATTGCTGCGTACCAGGGAGAAGCTGACGGTGATAAAGTCATCAGACTTGTCAGGGGGCAGTCATACAGAGGCTCACGACTGGGACCGGTGGGGATTTCAGTGCCCAGTACTCCCACCGGAACGTATATAGCATCCCCACAATTTTTCATTACGGGATGTTCAGAGCATTCATTACCGGGGTCATATTGCGCCCTGTCCGGGGTGCCGGATGCACATGTCTCTGGCGCAATGCCCGGGCTTTTTATTCGCACATCGTGAGGAATGCACCGTGGAAATTAAAAAAATCATTAATCCCCGTTATACCGAAAGTGGCGCAGTAGACTGTGACGTTTTTTTGACGACAGGGACCAGGCAGTCCCCTACACAGCCACCGCTGATGATGTCGCACCGACGGGTCAGCAAATCTGGCAGGAACTGCAAAGTGGCAAATGGGGTGAGATAGCCCCATTCACTGTGACACCAGAAATGCTGGAAGCGGCCAGAGAGGCCAGACGTCAGGAAATTGAAGCATGGCGCACAGAACAGGAGGCGAAGCCGTTCACGTTTGAATGGAATGGTCGTATCTGGAATGCTGGCCCCAACTCACTGGGCCGCCTTTATCCGGTGGTAATGGCTGCGAAATCCGACATTGTACGGGACGTGATGACGTGGGGTGATGCCGATAATCAGCAGGTGAAACTGTCGATGCCGGAACTGGAAGAACTGGCGGCAGCAATGGTGCAGGCTGTTGTTGAACGCAATGACGAGATTTATCGCCGTCAGCGTGAAATGAAAGAGGAGCTGAGCAGTCTGGATGATTTGGCTTCAATTCGGGCGTTTGACGTTGAGTAATGAATAAGCCGCAACTGGCGGAATCACAGAAGACCGCTTTGCTTACCGAAGCGGAGTCTGTCATCCGGCCGCCGGGGCGTGCTGTCAGGCTGAACAGGGAAACGGATGAATCCGGGGAGGCCCGGGGGCGGGCCTCTGTTTTTCCGGAGTCAGTCCGGTCTGTGGTTTATGCGATGTGATTATGAATGGTGCAGTTGTGAGCCGTTTTCAGACAATCGCAGGGCCAGTACCTCGTCAGTCAGCTGACGGTAAATCTGCTGTTCAGTCTCACGCATCACCTGTGCTCCGGCTTCCCTCTCCGCATCCGCATCATCGCTCAGACCGGATGCTTTCAGCCGGTCAGCCACCCTCTGAGGGTACTCATTCTCCAGCATCTCATACTTCTGCTCTTCTGCCTGCGCCCAGCGGTCAGCTTCCGTACGCTTCAGTACAGCATGCCATGGTCCCCAGAGGGAGAACCAGTCCGTAAATTCATTCTCTTCACGGCTTCTGACCATGGCTTCGGCAGTGCGGAGGTCATTTGCTGTCACTCCCGACACGCCATAGAAACGCATTTCCTTCACGGCAGTGGAGAGCTGAAGTTTCTCTGCGAGCATGGTCTGGAAGGCCAGGTAGACTTCTATCTCATCCACAAAATGGAGAGTTCTGACTTTATCCCGGGCAATATCCTCCAGAATTTCGAGGCGGAACATTTCCCTGCCCAGGGAGAGCAGAGCGCCGGTATCATTATCGAAAAGGCCTTCTGATGCCTGATGGACCAGGAGGGTTTTCCGGAGATTGTTCCATGTGAGCGCGACACGGTCCTCACAGCTCTCAGTGGCATCAGCAGCAACAGCGAAAGACTGCTGTCGAAGCTCCGCAGAGGCACTGAGTTTTTCCAGCCATGCAGCGACCTGTTCACGGAATCCGGAGGTATTGCGTGCAGAGACGGTATCGGAAAGGCGGTCAAGGAACGCGGAAAAGGTGTTGGCGTGCTCTTCATGTTCAAAAGCATGCCATATCTGTGATACATCAGATTGTTTGTTTTCCGGGAACCATGCTGTCACGGCATCAGCCAGGGGGCGATGGAGTGTATTCTGTTGTCCGTCACTCATGGAGAAGTAAATCCGTGGGCCGTGGTAGTCCGGTTGGGCGGTTTGTTGTAACAAAGTTTGCATTATTCTGGGAGATAGTTGATTTTCTCTAAGATTGACAACGCTATCAGAACTGAGGCCAAGTATGCTTTCCGGAATTGCCGTGATCCGGTTCTGATTAAGCCAGAATATTCTTATAATATGATCATCTCTTTCTGGAAAATCTGGTATTACTTCCAAAGCATTTCTGGCTGCATCAAGTAATTCCAATGACATTGGTAACCTCGGAAGTACAGACAGGTGATTGTCACTTACATTAATATATTCTAGTGACGCAGGTAATTCAGGAAGTGCGAACAAATGGTTATCACTCACATTTATATATTCCAGCGACACTGGTAATTCAGGAAGTGCAGATAATTGATTACTGCTTGCATTCAGCTCTTTCAATGCCCTTGGTAGCTCGGGGAGCATTGATAGTTGGTTATTGCTTACATTAATTTCATCAAGATTGTCAGGCAATCGTGGTAGAGATCTGAGACCTAAACAAGATAAGTCCAACGATGTTTCACTGTTCTCCAGACATAATTGGAGCCGGGTAAAAGCAGTTTCCCTGTTTTCTCCGGAAATGCTGTTTTTAGTCCATTCAACCCATTCGGAGAGATAATTATTGTGAACATTGTCGATTGATGTAGTTCTGTAAAAAGAGACGTTTCCAGTGGATAGGGGGGGATTATTTACAGGAAGCATAATAACCTCGCAGAAGGATATCCTGATAAAATGTTTCAGGATTGAAATTTATTGTTTTCATTTTAAGGAAGTGATGTTGATTTAACTGTAAAAAAACGATACTATTTTCTTAGATGGTAAATGTCTCGCCTGTGATATATTTTGTTTTTCGGTTAGTTAAATATCGTACGTTCATATTTGAACGTTCTGCCGGAATGCATTATCAATAGAGGTAAAGTCGCAACCCCAAATCGTAAAGGAAACCGTAGCACGTCTTAAGCAAGAACGTGCTGCGGTTGGATGCTATTTTTTCCCTGAAGCGGAAAACATTACTACAGTACCTTGAACCTTGGTTTTAACATTCTCGAAATGCTCTGAGAGTATATGTGTTAAGCCTTCTTCGGAATCTTTTGTGTTTGAAAAGATGCCTTTCTGATTGTAAATGCGCATCAGTTTTTGACCGAAGCTATTGTGCACAACTCCATCGCCAAGAATTGTGGCTCCGTATAGAGTTCCATCATCAGTTAAGGCCTGCGCCGCATTGCGTATTACACAGCTTTTTGTAGATATATTTCCAGGCAGGCAGTGAAGAAGGTAAAACATGGAAATGGAATCAAATTGACCATGTAACGCCGCAGGATAAGGTTCAAAAACATCATGGCTAATTTTATGTTTAATTTTTGATTCCCCAGCCCTTGTAGATGCCGCGTTCAGGCTAGCTTCGTTCAAATCCATTAAAGATATCAGACTACTCTCAGGTACGTGAGTAAGGTAAAACCCAGTTCCAACACCAATATCCAGATGGTTGTTACCTAAATGTTCCAGAAAGTGTGGAAGAAGGTGTTCCTTTGTAGGACATCCCCATGCAAGCCGATTTGATACTCCCAAAACCCACCAGTCATAAAGCTTTAGGGTAAGTGGTGTGTAAATTTTAGCCCCATCATCTGTGTTTTTTTTCATTAATTTCACCATATTATAGTTTTATTTGTGAATTAAATCAATTATGGCGATGAATTACAAGGGGTTAAATGCTGCCGCAGCATAGCGATATTGAAATAGCCTGGTATGCTTCGATACAGCAGGAGCCGAATGGCTGGAAGACCGTCACCACACAGTTCTACATCCAGGAATTCAGTGAGCATATTGCGCCACTTCAGGATGCTGTAGATCTGGAGATCGCAACGGAGGAAGAAAACTCGTTGCTGGAAGCCTAGAAGAAGTATCGGGTGTTGCTGAACCGTGTTGATACATCAACTGCACCTGATATTGAGTGGCCGGAAGAACCAGACACAATGTAAGCGAAAAAGAAAAACCGCAGACACGACGTATGCAGGACGTGCTGCGGTTGGCTGGTAAACTTTCGATAGTGCGAGTATTGAATGATTTCCAGCCGTTACCGATTTTACGTGTTTATTAGTGAACAAACCACTCGTCAGCAGACTCCCAGGTATCTTTCAGAGTCTCCTGAACAAATGTTTTTGCAGAATCCTTATCTGCGGTGCGTGTAACAGAAAGGCCATCGTTGCTGGTGGCTTTTACGATCACCTCTACATCGTCATAACGTTTACTGATGCGTCGGGTTAATTCTTCCTTTAACGCATCCACAGCACCGTTTGGCATTTTAGTGATTTTTTCTTTAGCGATACAGATCTCAACACGCAT